ATTATATTCTATGTTTTCAAATATTAATTTTTGTTCACTTGCAATTTTCTCATCTGGAACTTTTAAATTTTCTTTTAAAAAGTCTCGTAAGGTTTCATTTGTGCCTTTAGTTACTTTGCAAAGGATTGTAATATCATCAACTATAATTAAGTCATTTGGGTTGCCCGCCTCAATAATTGCAACTCTTGGCAAGAGGAAATTATTGAGTTCGGTAATGTAGGCAACCAAATATTTTGTTTTAGATAATTTGTAGTTGTGAGTTGTGAAATTCTTAAAATAAGCTTTTTTAGCTAAAGATATAAAAATATCAGTAGAGTTCATTTTTGCTTTACATACCATGGATTTAAAATCATCTAGTATCTCTACATAGCCCATACCTGTAACACCAAAGCATTTGCAATCAACAATCTTTTTTGTATCATCAGAGACAACATAAGAACTAAGTCCATCAGCACCAAGCATCACCGCCCTTTTGTCCGCGGCTAATACTACATATTCACCTAAATTTGCTGCTATTATCATGGTCATTGGTATGTTCTCATTCTATTCCTGTAATATTGAATCGTCTTATGAAAAAAGATTCATAACCATATAAGATGCCGCTGATTTAACAGTATCAAATGTTAATTCTAATCCTTTATCTTTTACTATTTTTTTAATTTTATTCCAATTAGTGTCGCTTCTAATATTATCTAAAAATTCATGCCCCGCTAATGTTAGCTCTTGTGCATAATATTCGTAACGCATATCATCACTACTAGCGTCAATAGCGTCGATTAATCTGGCATCACTTAGTAATTTTAAGTGATAACCAACGAATTCAGGATTGTAACCATCAATAGAAAAGGATGATATATGCATGTCAGAAGGAGCTTCTTCAATGGCAATCATTATTTTTCTGACTAATTCCCAATCTCTTTTCATATTTACTCCGAAATCCAACCTATTTTATTTATTAATTAGTTTATTAATTAACTTATTTTAAAACAACTGATTTTTCGCCAGTTATTTAACTTTATTTATTAATTTCAGGGCTTCACTTTCCATTATTTGAATATCATTAAAAATAGTCTCGTTTTCAGCTATATTGTTAACTTTCATAACCCATGGCAAACAATTGTAATCAAGCCCTGTAACGCCACCCATGCTTGTGCGCCACTGGGTGGACATTGACTTGAATAACTTAAAAGCATCTAAATTATCTTGCCATATTTCTACATACTCATCAGCGTAATCGTCTTCAGTTAGACCGAATGCCGCCAATTCATCTTTTGATGGCTCGGGGGTATATAGAGCAATGGCAAGTTCAATTAGTTTTTTTCGCGCTGACCTAACATTTCTTTATAGTATGTATCGGTTATCGCACGCCAAGCAGCAGGATAGTTATTTAATAAGATTTGCATGTTTTCTTGATTAAATTCTTCATCCAAGCTCCAGCCTTGAACTATTTTCATGACAAGATCGACGATTTGTTTATCTTTAACTTCATCTTCAAGTTTAGCGAGCTTATCTGCTGAGTAATGTTTAAAAGTGAGTTCGATTTGCCCGTCCTCTTGACCTGCTCGAGGAATTAAAACATTACATTTAAACGTTGGTTCTGCGACTAATTTAAATTTTGCCATTTAGTTATCCTTATTTATCTTTGTAAAATGTGATTGCGGGTGATTCGACTGTTGTATTGATTTTTACAGTTTCAATTTCGTTAATAGCTGTTTCAGGTGTTGGGTCAAATGACACACGTACAGCGTCATAGCGAGTTTCTTTTGCTTTCGGTACATACATTTTCATTGCTACCACATCGTTCGTCTGATCTAATTCCTGCAATAGCGGATAGATCGGCAAAGAGCTGTCATGAGCAATAGTAAAGCTTTTGCTTTTTGCTGATTTAATGGTTGGTAATTGTCGTTCTGTATCATCATCCAAAAATTGAATTTGAACAAATTGTTGTTCACCGCCCTCAGTAGCAACTTCTTTTACCTGTGGCAATCGTTCCCACGCTGTAATTTTGGTTAATGTTCCACTACCTTCATCAGCAGGAAATGCACTGACATTTGTCGTGTTAATATTGCCAAGAATGACTTCTAAATTATTAACTTTCGATACTTTCGCAACCGCATTATTTAATTTTGTCCAACCCGAAGTAATTAGAACCTCATCGCCAACCACAAGTCCGTGATTCGTTTTCAATGTAACGACCGCTTCTTTGGCGTTTGTAATAGTTTCAAATGCTAAAGCCTCACCTTTTGATTTTTGCACGTAAACACGTGCGCCGTTAGGTAATGCAAAACCCATAATTAAAACTCCTAATTTAATTAAATTAACGTATCAGCACGGTAATTCATGCTAATTGGTATGGTGTAAGTGGTTTTATCCGTGATAGCTGGATAAACGCTTGGTATTGAGTTGATGTAAAGTGAAAAATTATCTTTGGTTAACTCTGTATTGAGTTTGAAATGCCTAATAATCGCTTCTGATATCTGCTGAGAGTGTGATTTACCAGTGTTAATTGGAGCAACTACGCTAACTTGGTAAACTCCTTTGTAAATCCTTGAATTACCGCCCAAATCAAAGCTGGTTGTGATTGCTGGCAATACGTTGGATTTTAAGTAGATTTCGTCATTAGGTGTTGCTTCGATGTTTTCATAAATGATTGGTAAACCTAGCTGGTTGGCAATGATATCTAAATGCGATTCGAGCAATTCTGAAATTGTCGAAATCAATTATTAACCTCCTTTTGTGGCGTTTTCAAAATGAACTTGAGCATTTAGTGCGGCGACCCTGACAATACCGTTAGGCGCTTGTTTAGAGTGTCCAAACTCTAATCTCACACTGTAAGGTAGGTTGTTAGTAAAGTAGATTGACTGAACACCATTTGTATACCGCCCAATCTGCTCGATACCATCTTTTAACGTGTCCATTCCTGATGGATCAATTCTATCTAGTTCAACAGATGCAGGCACATTAAAGGTAACTTGCCAGTTACCACGAAAACGTCCACCGACATAGCCTTTGGGTGCATAACCTTGCCATAATTCAGACTGTCCTACCGGTGACATTCTGATAATGTCTTGCAAGATTTCGATACTAGCCTTTTTAACTACAAGCTCATTTTTTGCTTTCGCTTTATCTACAAACGCATTGATAGACGATAGAAAATTTTGGCTATTCGACATTTAAGCTTTCCTCAACTGTGCTTTGTAGCATATGAGAACATCAGCAGGTTTTACGGGATTAGGCTGTTTAATCAGATATTTTTCATCATCAACAGTTACAATATCATTAATTTTCAGCTCAATATTAGCGGCAAAAATCATTTGAATATCTCCAGACTGAATGACTGTTCCGTCAATTTCAATCTGGTTATAGTTAGTTTTTACGCCAATTGCTGTAAACGTTTGATTCCCAGTAATAACTTCCTTGCCGTTAACAATCGAAACTTTGCCTTTTCTTAACACGGAGTATTCAATTCCGTACTTTGACAGAAGCCTTAATGCCGTATTAGATGAACGTTCATAAAAGCTACCCATTACGACCTCTCAGCAATACAATTTATTGAGAATCCACTGCTAACAACCAATCCCCCCAGTATTGACATAACAGATGGATACCGAGGTTTAAATCCAGATTCATCAACTGCATAAGATACCGCAAGCGCACCAGCTAAAGATTCCGATTTTACTGGAGCTTCACGTACACTAGGTAATAAATCACCCGAAATAGCCTCAACAGCTAGCATGCATTGCGCGGTAACAACTTGAACGGGAATGATTCCGCTAGGTAAAAAATAGCTGTCAATGACCATATCTTTTCGAGGAAAAGGTAATGGCTGATCGGGCCGAGCTTTTTGTCCTGCCCAATTTAATCCATTCAAATAATCCATTGCTTTAATGAGTAACGGCTCTTTGTTTTCTGGTAATTGTATACCTCTTGCGTCAGCAAAATTCTCTAAATCATCAGCGCTAGCATAACTATTGAAAGAGTTGGAATTATGATCTGTAGTTATCATTCATCGCTCCAAAAAAGGGCGTAAAGCCCTTATTTTATTTATTACCTTTATTGCCTTTATTGCCGGCTTCTGGCGTCTCTAGACTATATCCAGCCGGCGCTAATTTAATTAAAACACCTGCGGTTGATTTGTTGCTATCAAAGTGTTTTTTCCAGTTAGCGCCGTTGCCAAGCTTGGTTAAGTCTGGGTTCGCGCCTTTTGATGTATCCCAACTATACCCGAGTAAATCAACATTAACTGCACCCTCGGCACGATAACCTATAGCCAAGTTCTCTTGGTCGTTGATGTCGTAAGAACGGAATCCCGGAGCTTGTGATTCAGTGATTTTTACAGCACTTGCAACTAAACCCAAAATTGCATCAACTGGCGCAGAATCAGTAACCAATACAGGTTTACCTAATGTGCCCGGTTGACCGCCATAGACGACAACGCCAGCTTCTTCGTATAGCTTGTTGTCCATTGCCTGATCTACAATGTCAAAATAGGTTGTAGAGTGCATGACAAATAACGCTACGCGATTGAATTTGTCACCGTATTTACGCAGTCCTTTAGTTAATGTTTTCTTCCCATCGGTCGCAATATCTGCGGTTACTGTCATGTCTGTGTTAGCACCAATAGCAGCCATTAGAGAATTGATGGCATATTTAACGTAGCCCTCTAATGTTGCATCTGCCACATCAACGCCGATCACCTCTGAAAATTCAGAAATATCACGCCCACGGCGTTTAAATGCTTCTTCTGTTGTTTCATAGGGTCCATATTTCCACGGTACTTTGACGCCCACAGCTTCGCCTGCGCCGATTTTTTTTCCTGTAATAGATTTGACGGAATTAACATCACGCGGATCAATAGAGCCGTTCACTTTATAGAACGCGCGTTTTCGGAAATCGCCTTCAATTAATTCATTATCAATCAAAATCGCCCCGTTTGATGCGGTATTGAACACATCAAGATTATCTTGGCGTCGTTCCAAAAAAGCAGTTTGTGCTAAATCATCATAAATAATTAAATCTGTATTTACTGTTGTTGCCATTATTTAACTTCCTCTTAATCTTTTGGTAATTTTAAATATGCTTGTTGACCATGCTTCTGGATGTAATTGTGTTTTTCCGTACTGGTCATTTTTGAACGGACTAGATTTGCGCCACCCGATTTGTGCCCTCCACTTCCTGTGCCTTCGGCTCGAGGAAATAAATGAGGAGCGTTATCTTTTAATGATTCCACCCACTCTTGAGGTGTTAATGGAGTTTTACCATCTTTTCCAAGTAGTGGTTCACCATCTTGTCCTACTGCGACAGCCTCGCCGTCATCACTTAAAATAAACATGCCTTTGGCACGTAAACTAATATCTTCTAATGCTTCTGGTAACGCTCCTGCTTTCAATGCCGCATTAGTCATTTTGTTGCTAAGCACAATACTGCTATACTTTTCGACTTTCTTTTGTGCGCTATCAGCTCGTTCTTGTTCAGCTTTTAACTTTTTATCAAACTCATTTCTAAATCGCTCAGTTCGCTTACTTAAAACTTCGTCGATCTTGCCCGCCGAAATCAGTTTTGCTTCTTCGTCATCAGAAAATCGCTGTAAAATCGTTCGTACAGCCTCAGGGTCAATCCCTTCAAACTGCTTAAGTTTTTCTGACAATACCTTTTGCTTACCTAGTAATTCGGTGTTTTTATTCTTTAAGCCTTGCGTGTTTTCGGCGACCGCTTTATCAATTAGGGCTTGCACTTCTGGGGTGATTGTTGCGCCGCCGCCAGCATCGCCGCCTTCTTGCGCTTCTGAATAAAACTTTCGGTTGATTTCTCTAAATAACATAATTTTTCCTTAGGACTTTGAATTTTGCTCTTAAAATAAAAAAGGCCGCGTATAGCGACCTTGTAGATGTTAATGAATATTTACTTATCTATTGTTTTGTTTAACTCATTGATTGTTAAAAGATGCCCATCACGAGTAAAGAATTTTTCTGGTGTAATCTCGCCACTTCTTAATAACCTAGCTCGTTCCACCCCCAATATCTGCTCCTGCCTTTTTTTTGATTGGCTCTTCAACCATTCGAGATATGAGGTTTTAGCAGGAATCTGCCCATCCATTGATGCTCTCGTGCCTGTTGGCGTTTCGTCAATATCAATTCCAAGTTCTCGATAGCTTTTCAGAATAAATGTTTCAACAGAACGACAACAAAAGTGAAGTCTGCCGGGACCATCGCCATACGGAATATCATGATCAATAGGTTTGTTGTCCAGTGAATAAACCTTTAAGTCGCGGATCATGCACATCGGAGTGGTGCTAGTATCTAGCGTAGATAACCATTGTTTTCCTTTTATCAAATCACTATTGGCTTGACCGAACTCATTACGAGATAGCGCAGCAGTATGAGATATAGCAGAATGAATTAATGATGATACGTTTCTCTTACTCGTTTCTAAAACGCCATCTTTATAATTGTTCTTTTTAGTACCTCTCACTCTCCTAATAATCTGTTCGGTGGTTTCACCTGTTGCATAACCAGTTCTAACGGCATTGGTAACACGTTTAAGCCTATCATCCTCAATATTGCTCACCCATTCACACAACAAACGCCCCTGAAAAGGCTTGGTTTTTACCGCTGTAAATAATTGATTTGGCGATATTTGCATAAGTGGATATTTAGCTAAAACATTATCTGGTAGCAATGATTCAAATAGTGAATATTGGTAATGACTGTCATGCTCACAAAATAAATTCAATTCACCAAATAAGTAATCAGAAAATGAATTTAATGATTTAACACTACTGAGCATTGATTCTAGCCGTGATATTTTAAATTCACTGGCTGTCATATCCTCTAATGCTACATAAAGCTGCGCTGTTAATTGTTTATCAACAATATTCAGCAATTTTAATGATTCTTTTATTAGGTTATTTTCATAACCAACAAGATTCACACGATGAAAAATGGCCTCATCACGAAGCCTTTTATTGATTGTCATAAATTACCTCATAGTTGAGGTTCAGCGTCTTTCAGCTCTTGCATTACATCATTAGGGTCAGCACTAGGATCAATTAGGTCTATTTTTTGCATTGCACGAACCATATCTTCGTCACGAATAGCACCAGATTGCCATGAACTTACAATCGATGTGATCATGCCTGAATCTGCCACTTTAGCTATAAACTCCTGATTAATAGAGTAAATCGCATCATCCGCCGCTAACCCTAAATAATGAGCACACCATTTAATAGCGATAGTGTAAGCCTCAGAGACATTTGAACAACAAATGCCAAGTACCGATGTCGATGCCGTTTGATCTCCGTTTGCTTGAGTTGCGGTTTTTACAGAGGAATTCTGCTCAATTAATCTCGCGCCAAGCGCAACCATGTAATCTCGCTTAGTGTCCATACCTTCCTTTGCAAGCGTGTTGGGCTGCGCTTGTGCATAAACAAAATTACCACCTTGAGGGAGCAACAAAGGAGCGCGAGAACCCAACTTAATACCATTCTTTTGCAAAAAATCGCGCCATTCCGTATCCAGTCCGCTTATTGCAGGCTGAACCTGACCGCAAAAGAACAAACTATCTTCATAATCAGCACTATTACGATAGTGTCCTAAATTGATTTCAATTAATGAAGATAAAGGGGAATCATCAATTGTTGGGTCGTTGTTTTGAGCGCCTACGAAAGTGAAAGGTATTTCTTCCCATTTCCCCTTCCCTGCTGGCGTTGGTTTGTACTCGGAACTTATCTCATATGGACCACTAGAGCTATCACTTTTTCGCCTCCACACTCGACAAATAAACGCGCTATCTTCTAGTGCTAATTCTCTGTATTGCGTGATGTCTTTAAAACCATACCCGTCGGGAATTTCTACAACCTCACGAAGAACAACAAGGACTAATTTATCTTTCCCATTAATTCGTTCAGTGCGCCAGTTGATGATGTCTTCAGCTTTATACGTCAATATCACGGTTTCATTAGAATCAGAATTATAATCAACATATAACCCATGTCTGCCGACCTCTAACACTGATTCGAGTGTTGACTGTGATTGTTGATAAATGCTGGTTCCTGCACCATCCGCGTTGATTTTGAGATAGTCTAATTTATCAGGCACGCTAACAACAGGATCTTTTCGAAAAGCCATACCGATTAATCCGATTTTGCTATGCCCAGTAATATTATAAAAAACGGCTCTGGACACATAATCTTGGTTGCGCTTTTTGTTTCGCTCACTTTTGTCAGTTGGATCTAAAAAAGGTAAATACTGATTACCTTTTGATTTTATTACTTCAGCGCCAGCACAAACATCTCGCATTTTTTCCCAGTTGATTGATGCCTGTTTGAACTCCGGCCGAATAAAGGTGATGTCATTATTCATTAGAATGTTGTTTCCATTTGAATTGTGAAGGCTGGTTTAACTATTGGGTAATCTTTCACTATGAAATACCCGGCAGCGTCATTTGGATGGTCGTTATCCGATGATTTATCAGGCTCTCCATTACTTGCCCAAGCCTGTTCTTCGAGGCATTCAACATACCGCTTACACTTGTTCGTATTTATTAAATACCGACGTTCACCATCAGCATTTAACAGCATGGCATTCATAGCATTTATCCGATCTTTAACTGGAGGATTTGACGCGTTCACAATTACCGTGAAGCCTGCCTCTCGAAGTTGAGCTATATCGGTTTTGCTCGCCTTAACCGTTTTTCTTGAATCACCTGACGCATCGGGATAAATATATATTTCACGGCTTTTAATGTAATTATTGCCGTTGTATTTCCAATATCGTTCTTTGATTGCATTAATGATTGCAGGCGTGTCATAGATATTGATCAGCTCATCAACAGCAATTGGGCGACCATCTCTCTTAATGTGAACAATTCCAACCATTTTGCCAACATTAAAATCCATGCCGATATATAACGTATCTTTATCCGTCATATCCTCATCTGAATGATTTAATTTGCGGTTAAATTGATGGTAAATAGTCCCTGTTTTCAGATTAACAAATTGCCCATTTATATAAGCATCAATAAGTTGAGCTGGATATGATTTTCTGAGCGAATCAACGTAATCACTCGGCAAGAACGGGTTAGACAAGGTTGATGCTTGAATCATCCTATAGCCATCCTCTGGGTTTTTCTTCCATTTCTCATAAACGAAATTAAACCCCTCAGGCGTAGTGTATGCACTAACTCTATTAAATGGATTAGACAACCCTTTAGGCTTCTGTCTATTACGCGCAATGATTTTAACCCAAGCTTCTTGGGCTTTTAGTTTTTTAAGGGTGTCAATTTCGTCAACATGTGCCCTGTATGATTCATAACCGATGATTCTAGCTGGATTATCTAACGTTCTTAAAACAAAATCACCAATACCACCAGATGATGTATAGATTATATTTTCAGACTTGTTGTATTTATACCTAATACCGTATTCATTAAGTTTATCCTCCATTCGAGGAGCCAATATTAACCTAATCAGATCATAGGTTGGCTCGTACAACGCTATCAAAGCATCACTAGAACTTCTCGCATCTCGAAAAGCCGAGATTGCAAGAGTTTCCGTTTTGCCAGTACCAAAACCACCAACAAAAGCAGGATACTTACAGCTAAGATTAAAAAACTCAGCTTGCGGCTCAGTCATTGTGATTTGTATTTTTCGACCTGACAATGACAACCTCCATTTCAGTGATTGGCTCATCCTTAGATACGTTTATGATCGCGTCCGAAAGCTCTTTATTTTCAAGCTGTTTTCTCTCAACATCTAACGACATTTGCACAAGTGATGCCCGTCTAATTTCGAGTGATTCGATTCTTGCAGTCAATCTATCAATGATTGATACATAATCTCGACGCTTGAACTGCTTCACCCTAACAATTTCATCGTTATCAGGAAATCCACTAATAATCGCCGGTGATTCAGAATAAGAATCAAGCTCAAGCTGTTCTATTTGTTCCTGCTGTTCAGCTTCGGCTTTTAACGCTCTCATTAACCGAATTTTAGTTAATCTAAGCTCATCATCAAGCGAGCCTAGCTCAAGCTCTGCCGATATTTGTCTTTCTTCTGCTGTGAAGAATTGAGAATAAATACCACCAGCCTTTAAGTTGTTTTTATTACCCTTTGGGGCGCCAGTTGATTTACCGCCATGCATTCGACACCTGCCGTTTGTCATAGCTTTAGATTTACACGGGCTACCACTACGGGTTTTTGCCCCGCACAAGTGAGCCATTTATAACCTCTAAAATTGATTGCATGGGGTTGAATTTAAAAAAGCCATTAGAAATGAGTTTTAGTCACACAGGGAACCAGTCAAGAGAGGTAACCATGACAACCATCTGGTGCCCTCTAAAACTCATTCCTAAGTGGCTCTTATTGTTAATTGCCGTGTGATGGCAAATTTCAGACATAAAAAAACCGCAATTAAGCGGTTTGATTGAGAATATATTCTATTATTTTTTCATGTTCTTTCTAATAAACTCTGCTGTTATAATTCCCGCTGCTACTTTTACTAGACTGGTTGTTGAGTCAAAAATATCTTTACCGCATTTAGGACAAAGTTCATCATCATAAAAATCCCCTCCAACAGTATAATTATGACAACCAGGCCATCGACAAACATAAATAACCTCATGACAAGAAGGGCATTCGCATTTATCCCTTCTTAATATATTTTCCTCAATAACTATTGCTGAAACACGATTTCCACAATAAGGACAATTTCCCATTGCTTTCGTCTTAGTCTTATTTTCTAGTTCCATAATTTAACTCCTCACTGAATAGATTTGTTAAATTATATTTTATTTCCACAAAAAGTTAAGGGGTTTATATTTCTTATTACTAACCTCCATTATTGCTTTTTTATCCGCATTGCACTGCCTAAGCTCGTTTAATAACTCAGTGTACAAAACAGGGCACTGTCCCCACGTGATTCGTTTATCAATATGAGGCTCGTTATTTGGCTGTGTTAGTGATGCAGGGATATTGCATTGATAAACGTACTTAGTTTTTACCGTTCCGCATCCAATTAATAACGCTGTCAGGCATATACTCATTAGCACATTGATTATTTTTAAGCGCATCTTTCATTTGCTCTTGAAGTTGTTTAATTGACATAGCGTCTTGAGCTTTTTCTTGCTCTCGTTGCGCTATAATTTGATTGTTTTTAGCAATATCCTGGGTCAACTGTTCGATTTTTCCGAACAGTTCAGCTTTATCTTTTTGTAGCTGTTTCTTCTCTTGATAATTGTTGTAACCGAAATATATAGTAAAGATAAACGCAACAATGATTAATGCTATGCTTACTATATTCACTTTAGACAATTTGAACATGATGAATCACTCAACAATAACGATACAAATAAAAACCAACCCCAGCCGTTGACATCATTAACAGCCATTATTGAAGCAATGATGAAGCATAAGATAGACATAACGCTTTCTCCTTTTCTCGTCTGATTACTAAGCCATTCAGTACTTTACCCCCTGCTTTAATCCACCTTGGGAATTCATTACAAGCTGCTTTATAATCACCGTTGTTCAAATGTTTATACATTGTTGATTTCCGCATGTTTGAACAACCGCAATTAAACGTAATCGAAGTAACAGCGTCAAAAACGGGTTGAGGCAAATGAAAACCATTAGCGTAGCGATTGACACACCGCTCCGCAGTTTTGATATCACCAACCCAACGCTCCGCTATTTCCTCGTCTGAATAAACCTTCTGCTGAATATTACCCGTTGAGCCGATACCTACTGTTAACACATTAGCAGGACAATAATATGGCTCTCTTGCGCATGATTCAGCGTTACCTATTATTTCAAGTCCCGCTTTGCTCGTTCTGATTTCATCTGAATAATTAGCAATAACAATACCGATGATTACTGAAACACTACAAATCGCACTCGTCGCTATTTTTGTTGTGTTTTTCATAGTATTGTTCTCTCAAGTTTTTTTTATGATAAAAGTCTCGGCGTTTATATACCCAGTTAATAATAAACGTCGCTATTGATAAGATAATACCTACAATAATGGCAATATCATTTAAGCTAAGTGCGCCTAAAAGCGTGCATATAGCGCCCCAGAAATAAGATATCGGTGATGAGTATCTTTCCATTTTAAATATCTTCATATGAGTTAATAAAGTGACAGCGTACTAGCTAAATGTTAGTTATGTGTGTGTCTAGCATTGCTGTCGATTCGATGTTGAGTGAATTACTCAAAATTTGGACATAAAAAAGCCCCCAATTGGGAGCTTTACATGAATCTGGTGTTTCGAAGTGCTAATTTTTTGATATAAGTAAAGAGTGAAGTCTTTTTATGATCATTAAAATGGTTAATAATAAATTTATAGTAACAAAAATTATTGCTGGTAAAAAAAACAAACGACTTATACTTAGTTCTGTTTCGATATAAGGAATGGTTAATACAAACTCACAACTCATTGAATAAAAAAAACATAATACTATTAAAAATAATGATAAAACCATAGAGTAACTGATATTAAAATATAAATCTTGAAGCAATCTAGATTTCAGCTTTAACATTAGATCGTTTTCATTTTTATCACCATTTAATTTCTCAGTAACTTTACCCGCTTGATCATAAACTAAGACAAGTACACTCAACAACAATGCTGTAAATATCGAACCAAAATTAACAAGCAACGAAATAATATCATTACTTAAATTTACCCCCCAAAAACTACACAAGATAGCAATTACCGCTGGTAGAATAAAAAAAGTTACAATATCACTATAACTTAGTCTTTGTGTACTAGCATCATAAAGTGTCTTTATATGTCCTTTAATTAAAGAGCATATATTTATTTTAGCATTCATAATTCATCAACCTATAGATAATCCTGGATACATACGTTGAGCATACTCTTTTACAATTTCTTCACTCCATTTTTGCATAGAGCTAAATACAGGAACGCCATTAGTCATTACAACAGTATCGTCTAGTTCAATTTCGCACAAAACATTCGTTGCTTTCTCGCCAATTCTAAATGTCCTTTTTTTACCATCCAATTCAACGACACTTTTTATTACAGCTGATGTTTCGAAAAGTACTTCGATCGCTTCTAACTTATCACCTTTACCGATGAAATCTCTCAACCGCCCCAAAGATTTATTTTTTTGCGGCTTAATAACCAACTCTTGTTCCTGATGTCCCAACAACGTTAATTGGTCTGTAATATCTTTGCAACCATTAAATTTAGTACATCTAATCTCGGTCATTCTTGCATCCAACCAAGAATTAAGGGCTTTATCATATGATAAAGTATTCATTTGCAACTTCTGTTTAGTTTTACTAGAAAAATACTTTGAAAATAAGGAATAAAATAAAGTTTTCACCCCAGAGCTTCTATAATTAGAAGTTAAAACAATTGCTTCATCAAAGCCAACTGGTATGAAAAAATGCATATAATACTTAATCATTTCAGCATTATTTTCAGCTTTTCGGAAATTGACAAGCCCAGTATCTATATCGATAATATCAGTTTTTATACCATAAGTTCCAACAACAAACCAAACACTTATTGTTCTACTGCCTTGATCAATGAATACGTTTTCAAATCGATAGACTTGTTTTGTATTGTCATTAATCTCATACGATGCATATTTTTTAATAAAATCATCTAAAAGTGTAAATAAATCATACCCCGCAATATCGTCAAGCCGAGAATAGTGGCGCCCTTGAGGTCCCATAATGTTTTTATTATAGCTACGAAATAGATATGGAGAAATTGAGTACATTATTCATACTTATCGTCATTAATAATGTTAAAAGTATAATTCATTTTTAACATATTTCATATATTGAATTTTAAATGAATAATGTTGACTTTTACTGTAGGTTAACCTATAATTATAACCATCAACACGACGTTGATAAAGCAAACCCTCAGCTTTCGATGAGGGCTTAAGGAGAAGAAAAAATGAAATTTTTAATCATATTTCTTCTACTACTTGTAAGTTTTCCGGCTTTTTAAGTAGTATCAAAGGTGGGGCGAAAGCCCTACCGATGTCCTTAAATATATCAATTGACATTTAATAAATCAAGGTAATTTTATGGCAAAATCAATAACAGAAATTCAAGCAAAAAGTGACCAAAAACGAGGAGTTAAAGTAAAAGGCTTTAAACTACACGTTGATGATATCGCATTAATTGAACAAGCAAGTAAAAACCTAGATGTATCACAAGCTCAACTTATTGTTGATGCTGTGAAATTTTACCTTGATAATAAAAAGCCTCTTAATTGAGGCTTTCTTTTAAGTATCTTTATTTGAATGCGTGCTACCGCACTATTTGCATATATTGTTATACGGATATCCGGACAAATCAAGACTTTTTAACAGATCGCCTTAAAATCCGCAATTTTTTTCATACTATCGACCTTTAAAATAGTCTATAACGCGCCCACGGATGAAAAATTCAGCCTCTGATAACATCGCCGTAATTTTATCGGTTCTACAATTTAATAATCTGGCAATGCTCGAACACGATTTTTCATGTATATATATTGATTTTATTAAGCTATGACGTTCGGGGCTATCATTAAATAGCTCAGTCATCGCTTTTTCTACTACATCAACCTCATCATCCAGCAAATATTGCCGATTAGCTATCGGTACGTTGTATATGGTCGGGCGACTAGCATTCGGTAGCCCACTAGCAACAACCGAATTAGACCACATTTTTAATAAAATTTTTGTTTCAATCATATCTCCCCTCTTTACTACATGGTAATTCAATTCGGTTCATTGTCTTTCTCCACAATTCAACGAGTTTGACTCCGGCTGAAAATTTCGGTTCATTTACACACTTCCAGTTAGCGATTGTCCTTTCACTAACTTTAAGATCTTTCGCTAACCTTGACATAGATATTTTATTCCGTTGTAAATCGCTGATGATGATAAACCAATCGATCTTTTTCATCTTTCACCTCCCATTTGCAAAAATTCGCAAATTGAACTTTTTATACTTAAATTTTAAAGAAGGGTAACTAACGCTTAAAGTTTATTGAATAAGGCTTTGTGTTGTTTTTTTAGATGCGTTTGTTACTCTTGTTACCGAACTTTTCCTATATATACCTGAACTTTATGACGCTATACAGTAGTTTATACAGTAGTTTTTTATATTGTCCTTTCTAGCAGTCCGCTTTATATATAAGGGTAACAAAGGTAACAAGGGTAACAATGTTGATTTATAAAAAATTTTTTGTTACCTTTATCTTAAAAATGTTACCTTTGTTACTCTTCTTCTCTAACGAATGCTTTGAAAAGTTTTTCTTTATCCCTATACCTCCAACTTTCAAAATTTTGCAAGTTGAACATTCCACCTATAAAACCGTGTTTGTTTGGGTTACTACAGATCTTTTTTACGTACATGTGTAGTAACTATTTTTGCCTTGTGCTATAAGGGTTTTTGTTTGCTTTTTTTAGCACTTACTACACTTACTACACATCTTGTCCTTATATATACTTGAACTCTATGACACTATACAGTGGTTCATACAGTGACCTGTATTTCTAGACGTCCACTTTAAAACTAAGTGTAGTAAGTGTAGTAAGTGTAGTAACCCTTTTCCTACAAGGCTTCTTTTACTACACTTCCCTTTTTTAAGTGTAGTTTTTCGCTTTTACTAGTGTAGTTTTATACCCTAATAAAAAACCTTAAACTTTTAACTTGCAAAATTTTGCAAGTTGGTTATATAACCCTACAACCCACAAAAATCGGTTATAAACGGTTAAAACCTAAAAGTTCGGTTACACACGCCGAGGCTTTATGCCGTAAGGCTTTCTTATACCTTTTTATTAAATTTGTAACCGTTGTAACCCTTCTTTTCCTATATAAGCCTGAACTCTATGACACTATACAGTGGTTTATACAGTGACCTGTATTTCTAGACGTCCACTTTAAAACTAAGTGTAGAAAGTGTAGACAGTGTAGAAAACCTTTACCAAAAAGGCTTTTCCGTCTACACTTCCCAACTGTTAAAGTGTAGACGTCTACGCTTTAATAAAAACCCTTAAACTTTTACCGTCAATTTTTCTTACCGTTTTTTCAAACCCCAAACTTTGTAACGTTTTACTGATCCGTAGCTCCTCACGACGACCTATATTTTTGGGGTCAAGCCTATCGCCCAGCGTAAAACTTCGCTAGATGTTAAATATTTTTTATCTATCGGCTTTTCGCCTGTTGTAATATCCGGCTCATTTAGCCATCGGCTAACCGTTTCTTGCCAAGCGTCTTTAATCATGTATTGTTCATGTTCGCTTGTCGCTAATCGCTCCGCCGCCGTGAACTGGATACCGCTGTCCGCAAACATCTGCTTGGCTTCTGCCCACAGTTGGTCACGATTAGCTTTAATACCTTCCACATTCGCCATGCCGACTTTAACAGGTAAAAAACGACGGTTACCCGTATCGTCTGATAAAAATTCATCTTGATTTGTGGTACCGATAAAGACGAGTCGTCTTGGAAATTGTGTAGCAAATTCCCTATATTTGGGGATCCAGTTTTCATGGGTTCGGGTGATAAAGGCCTTAATACTTTCAAGCTCTTTAGTATGTAGCCCACGTAACTCCCCTATTTCGCCAACTAGTCGCCCCCGCATTTTTCTTGCCAAGTCGTCATCTTTTTCAGCAAACGACACTTCACAAAAATAATCAGGGCTAGGTGATATCGCAGCAACACCTGTGGATTTACCGCAACCCTGCTCACCGACTAAGATGGGTACCATATCCGCCTTTATTCCTGGTTGTAAAACACGGCCTGCTAGCGCTGTCCATAGATAAAGCGAAACAGCCTCCGTATATTCGTTTGCTTCAGCATTAAAATAGTCTGATAAAAATGTTTTGATTCGAGGCACGCCGTCCCATTTTACGCGTGATAACCATTCTGTGGCCGAGTCAAACGGATTTTCATCCGCAACTAATAAAACAACATCACGTATCAACTCACGCCCGATCGGCTTAAAGCCCCCTTTTTCTAGACCAATTCGTAAGCGTGAGTAATCCGCATCGGTAAAAGTTTGCCACTGATCGCTATTAACATGGGTAAACATAAGCTCATCGCGGAACTGATCAAACTTAATATTAATCTGACAAACATCAGGACGCTGAACAGCAAGGTACACATTGTTAATGGTTGCCTCAATTTTTCCGCTTTTATCGCGCTTAAAGACAGGTAAAAGGTCTTCGCCATCATGGATAGGGATAACATCGAAATCTTGCGAGCGATAACCGATAGCATCTAGAAAATCGCTATCCTCTTTATCCGAACAATGCGCATGTAGGCATCTAAAATGCCCCTGATCAAAGCCACCTGTCCCCGCAGGAAAATAGGCAGTTGCGGTTTCGCTTGATTCAGTAGTATGGTTTTCAGCAAACGGGCATGTAATATAACGCTCACCAGACTTGCCAAAACCTAAAACATTCCAATTTTTATCTAAATATTGCGTAATACCGTCTGACTTAACACCTTGATTTTTTGATATGTCCCTAATTTTATTGGCACGAGTACTAACCATGTTCCCGCCGAAGGCTTCAGACAGTGAATCCCACAACGTGTTAAATTGTTCTGGCGTTAACGTAGGCACCGTCCACGGCAAACCCCCACGCCATTGATAGCGTTCGCCGCTTGGGTGGGTGCCAACCGCGATAAATTGTTGCCCGTTAGCCAAAAATTCGATGATATTACTATCGTCAAGCTTAATAATTTGTTTAGTAAAATCGCCGGGCATAGCAAACATAAATAAAAATTTACTGCTATTAGCTCGAAAGCGGCATGGCAACGCCTCGGGTATATTATTTTCTATATACGCTTTTATGCTTTCCGCTAAATCTGGGTCGGATACGTCGACATCAATAGCGCGAACGTTACGTGTTTGTATGCAAATGCCGTAATCGCTATTTTTAGCCCAATTTTCGATTTGTGCTGATGTAGATATATAGTTTGTCCAATTAGGGAAACCAACAGCCCTACCTTTTCTATTGTACTGTGACGGTGTTTTGCCTAGCGTTTTTAATGTGCTGTGTTCTGATATAACTGCATTAGGGTTTGATACGACGGGCAATAAATCCTCCGTCAAACCTAGCGCTAAATCAAAATGTAACCAGTCCTCGGGTGTTGATCCAAATATTGTTTCCATATTAGATATTCTCGTCGTCAAATTGTTTAACGGTATCTAGAAACGATTGCAAAGCCGCAACCGTTTGCCATCGGGGATTGATATGCTCTCCTTTTAAAATCCTACAAACCGTTGATGGGGGTACTTGAGTGTGTTCTGAAATCTCACGTTGAGAGAAACCCATTTTAATTAATTCTTCGATTATTTCTTGTGGTTTTTTCATTTCGTATTTGCCATTAACTTAATTTCGTATTTGCAATATTAATACCGAATAACGAGAATATCAACTCTGATTTTTGAAATACTACGTTTTTTTATTTTTATAGAAGTAGTGATAACATTTGGCTATTAGATAATAAAGGGAGTAAATATGCAGGCTTGGAGTAATTTATTAAAAACAGAAATGTACAAACGAGATATAAATCAATTAGAGCTTAGCTTATTAATAAAAAAACCTACCAGTACGGTATCTCACTGGATATCGGGGTCGAGGATCCCCCCAGCAGCAGAAATGGTTGAAGTTCTAAGGCTTCTTAATATCAAAGAGTTAACAATAACCGCTACAGGCGAACTTAAAACGGGGGCAACGCCTATTCTAGAAGAAAAAGGGTATACGGTAGAGGTATTAAACGTGTCTGTTAGCGCGGGAACAGGCGTTTTAATAGATACGGGATCCGTTGATGCTGTAAGGTCTATAGAGTACAGCAACGAAAAAGCCCATCAAATTTTTGGAAACGTACCTGCAAATAATGTAAAAATATTGACGGTTAAAGGTGACAGCATGGCGAATACATTGGAAGCTGGCGATCTTGTTTTTGTCGATATATCAAAAAACTACTATGATGGTGATGGTATTTATGTTTTCGTTTACGGAGAAAACTTATTTGTAAAACGTTTACAAAGGGTAAAAGATAGGCTACGAGTAATTTCCGACAATAAACACTATGAAGTATGGGAAATATTGAGCGAGGAAATGGATCAATTATTTATTCAAGGAAAAGTTTTATTAAGTCAAACGCACAAATTAAATGTATTTGGTTGATTAAAAAACATACAAAATATTAATGTAATAACATCCCCCACTAACCCACTAACCCACTAACCCGCGGCTAAAGGCGGGTTTATTTTTTTTTCATCTCCCTAACAAAAAGAACAAAAAATAAGCAACCAATTTGCAAATTGGAAAATTAATTTGCATAAATAAATTCGTTAATGTAAATTATATTCATTGCATAAACGGAATTAAATCCCGTTTTTACAAAGTGAATAGTCGAACGGCGCGACTCTAAGCCTGCGTCGGGTGCTTGGCGGGTTCAGGATGAACGGCAATAAGACACGATAAATAAAAAGAATTCATATAAAAGCCATTCATCGAGTGACTTTAATTATGAATTTTTCTTAAAAAGGAAATAAAACATGATCGATTTAAACGCTAAAAAATTAAAACGGGCGCAGGCTACACGTAATCGTCACGTAAGTTGGGAACCCCAACCACAAACCACGTGGGTCTCCGCCCTTCTTACTACACTTTGCGCAACCCTTATTGTTTTATATTTATCATCGGGAGTATAAGAAATGTCACTAGAACAAGCAATCACTGAAAACACCGCAACCATGCGTGAGCTGATAGCCGCTATGAAGTTTGCAAATTTTGGGAAACTAACAAAGGATGCGGGGCAAGAACCACAAAAAATGGGACAGACAACCGAAGATACAGGACAAATCACCGCTAATCTGGGACAAGAAAAAACTGAAAACGCCCGTCCATTAAATGAACCGGAACCAACCCCAACAGAGCCACAGCCGGAAAAAGCACCCGATAAACAAGAGGCTATTCGTTGCTTGATGGATTTAGCTAAAAAAGAACGAACACGTGCAGTAGCAGTACTTGCTCAATTTAGAGTTGGTAAAGCAAGCGAGCTAAAAGAAGACCAGATATCCGATTTTATCGCCGCAGTTAACGCTCAGCTTGATAAGCTAGAAGGTAAATAACATGACAGAACATGCGCTAATATCCCCCTCTGGCGCGGAGCGGTGGTTTAACTGCCCTGCGTCTTTATGGCTTAGTAAAGATGAGCCTGAGCAATCATCGGAGTATGCAAAGGAAGGCACCACCGCGCACGCACTAGCTGAATACTGTTTTAAATTCAAGAAAAAAGCAAATTGCTTGCTAGGGATGAAAACCGTAGTAAACGACATCTATGTCGATGACGAAATGGCGGAAGCTATCCAACACTACGTTGATACGGTAAACGGTATTAAAGCGTCTATGTCTAATGTTTTAGCTTTTGATGTTGAACAAAAGCTAGATTTTAGCGAGCTGTTGGATCTAAGTACCAACATTAATACCGTGAATACAGATTATGAACCTGAAAAATCGTTCGGTACCGCCGATGTAGTTTTACTCGGAGACGGTGAGCTGCAAGTACACGATCTAAAGTACGGTAAGGGCGTAAGGGTTAGTGCTGAAAACAACAAACAGCTACTAATTTACGCCCTAGCCGCATATTACTACTACAGCCTAGGCTGCGAAATTAGTAAAGTTTCGGTACACATACATCAACCCCGATTAAACCATTACTCAGAATTTAGTTTGTCCCCCGACGAGCTTTTAGAGTTTGGCAAGCAATTAAAAGAAAAAGCAGGCATTGCATACAACATTTATCTAAATGGCCCCCAAAGTGCCGATGATTTCTGCGCTGGCGAATCACAATGCCGATTCTGTAAAGCAGCAGGTAAATGCGATACGCTAGCGCAAACCGTTGCAAAAACAATAGAAGCGGATTTTGAAAACTTAGAAGAATTAGATATCGAAAACGTCAGCAAGCTAGAAAACTCAGTATTAGCAACTAAGTTTAACGCGATTGACTTAATCAAGTCTTGGATCAAAGCCGTAGAAACCCGAGTACAAGCTGAGCTACAACAAGGCAATTCCGTACCGGGATTTAAGCTAGTTATGGGTAGGCAAGGTAACAGAGCGTGGGCTAATGAAAACGATGCGGAAAATACATTAAAAAGCTTTCGCTTAAAACAAGATGAGATGTACACACGTAAGCTTATCAGCCCAACGCAAGCACTTAAAGTTTTGAAAGGTTCAGATAAACGAATCGCTAAACTTGAAGAACTCATAACCCGCCCAGATGGCAAACCCACAGTAGTACCCGAATCAGACAAACGCCCCGCTATCTCTCCAGCGGACGACTTTACAGACCTAACACAAGAGGATAATTAATAATGAAAGTAAAATTAGAAAAAGTACGATTAGCATTCCCTAAGCTGTTTAAAGCAGAACAAGTAAACGGGGAAGGCGAACCACAATTCAGCGCAACGTTTATTTTTCCGAAAGATCACCCTAACGTAAAAGATATTGAAAATGCCATTTTGCAAGTAGCTAAAGAAAAATGGGCAGATAAAGCCGATGCGATATTGAAAAAAGTCAAAGCGGAATTAAAAACTTGCCTAAAAGACGGTGATTTAAAAGCCGACCTCGAAGGTTTTGCCGGCAACTATTTTCTAAGTGCTAGCAATAAAACCCGACCTTATGTGATTAACCGGGACAAAACGCAACTTAATCCCGACGACGGGGTAATGTATGCAGGCTGTTACGTTTACGCAGTTATCGACATATGGGCAATGGATAACAAATTTGGCAAACGTATTTGCGCCTCGTTATCTGGGGTTCAATTTTTTAAAGATGGGGACGCGTTCACTGGCGGTGGGGTTGCATCCGATGATGACTTTGATGACCTATCCGTCGATAACGAAGAAGAGTTTAGCGTTTAGAGCGGAACAAAGCGCATTCATAGAGTGCGCTTGATTGTGTACTGTTGACATTGACTTTCAATACTATATTGCGTTATATTCATTGTTGAGGCTTAAGAACCTTAACAAGACGGATATATCGCCCCGTTAGTGTGATTTTTTTTTTTTTTTTTTTGTACCTAATTTTGACTATGGTCGAGAGGGCGACGAATACAACACCAGAAATGGGAATAAGTCCGGCCGTTCTTGTCGGTTTCTTAACCTCTTGACCTCCACACTCGTGGGTAACTTAAGAAATTACAAGAGGTACAAAAATGTCTAACCAATTAATATTTAATAATGCGCCAGTTCAATCAATTAATCGCAACAACCAAATTTGGATCACATCAAGCGAACTAGCTAAATTACTTCAATATAAAAGCGCCGATTCAATAACAAAAATATATAACCGAAATAAAAGCGAATTTACACCCAAAATGACCGAGAAGGTCAAATTGACCGCCCCGAATAACCTTATACAAACCGTAAGGATTTTCTCATTGCGAGGAGCGCATTTAATCGCTATGTTTGCACGTACCCCCGTTGCAGAAGCGTTTCGTACGTGGGTGTTAGATATTCTCGATAAAGAAGTGAGTGAAACAACCCCTATTGTTGTGAAACCAAACCGCGAGATTTTACCAAAAGGTATATATCATTGTAGAAGCAAATACAATCCATACCGAGCTTGTGTTTGGAACGGTAACGATATGATACATGTCGGCGTATTCTCGACAATTGCAGAAGCGGTAGACGCACAGAAAAAATTCACAACAACCGGCGAAATAAAACAAATTCAAAAAACACGAGCATCTAAAACCAAAGCAAAACCGCTTTCCGTACCAGATACTTTTACTAAAGAAGATATTTTTGCGCACATTAGTATGTTTTTAGAAACGGCACAGCTACTTGGTTTCTACCCCCACGGCAAATCGCTGTCACTTGATTTAATAGAATTCGTTCAAGAAGAAGCATTAAGACAAAGCCACTAAGATCCGTCAGAAAAGGCATTGATTTTATTAAATTTTTTCTAGCAATTTTGAGGGTAAAAATCTACAACCTTTTTTTAATTGCGTTTTTAATCCATTGAAAAATAAAGATTAATTTTAGCAACATAAAAAAGGGTTATCTTCAGAAAAATGGTTAAAATATAATTAAAACAAAATACTATGTTTGATATAATCTAGTTCACCGCCGAATAGGCGGCTCCCCCCTTTTTTTAACAAACCGCTTCGGCGGTTTTTTTTATGCATAAAACCCCATAATTAAGGAGCAATGTAATGCCCCACATCCTTTACCTAGATACCGAAACATACAACGAACAGCCGATTAGTAAAGGTGTCTATGCGTACGCTGAAACCGTAGAAATTATGCTATTTCAGTATGCGTTTAACGATGGTCCTGTTTACGTTGTAGATTTAGCAAACGGAGGAAAGTTACCCCAAGAGGTGATCAACCTGCTACTAAATCCCGAGGTACTGCTATTTGCCCAAAATTCAATGTTCGATAGAACCGTATTAACTCGCGGTAACTTATTAAAAGATAGACCTGATATTATTGACGCAATCAGTAAGCCTGAACGTTGGCGGGATAGTATGGTTATAGCCTACGCCCATAGCCTAAAAGGTGGGCTAGATGATTTGTGCGAGATATTTAAACTGGAAACAGACAAGGCAAAAGATAAAGAAGGTAAAGCCCTCGTACAACTGTTTTGTAAACCCCGTCCGAAAACTAGCAAAATCCGCAGAGCAACTAGCAAAACCCATCCCGAAGAATGGGAAAAATTTAAACACTATGCCAAACAAGATATCGTTTCAATGCGGGAAGTGGTTAAAAAAATGCCTAACTGGAATATGCAGGACGGTAGCGCAGAATTAGAGTTTTGGCATTTAGATCAGCGCATTAACGACCGAGGCGTGTGTATCGATGTTGATCTAGCCACAAAAGCCGTTGAGTGCATTAATTCAGAACAACAACGGTTAGCCGATGAAACCCACGAAATGACCCACGGCGAAGTGCAAACTGCAACACAACGCGATGCAATGTTAAAGCATATTGCTAGCGCATATGGCATAACGTTAAATGATTTAACTGCCTCTACAATTGAACGGCGATTAAGCGATCCCGATTTACCGGACGGGCTAAAAGGATTACTAGCCGTTAGACAGCAAGCAAGTACAACAAGCACAAGCAAATACAAAGCATTACTAAATCGTGTTAATAGCGATGGACGTTTACGCGGTACGTTGCAATTTATGGGGGCACCGCGCACAGGACGATGGGCTGGTCGGGGGTTTCAACCCCAAAATCTAACGCGCCCTACTATGGCGGATTGGGAAATTGAAATCGGTATCGATGCAATTAAATCAGGCAACGCCGACCTGCTAACCGATAATATTATGAAGTTAACAAGTAACACATTACGGGGGTGCATTTGCGCACCGGAAGGTAAAAAGTTGGTGGTTTCGGATTTATCAAATATTGAAGGTCGGGTACTGGCATGGCTTGCATGTGAAAGTTGGAAGATAAAAGCCTTCAGCGATTACGATAACGGCGACGGTCACGATCTCTACAAATTATCGTACGCCAAATCGTTTGGTGTTACACCAGAAAGCGTCACAAAAGACCAACGTCAAATAGGTAAAGTCCAAGAATTGGCGTTAGGTTATGAGGGCGGTGTTGGCGCATTTATCACATTTAGTACAGCATACGGTATAGATCTTGACGCAATGGCGGATCTAGCCGTTGCTAGTATAGATGAACGAATTGTGTACGAAGCCAAAAGCGCGTATGAATGGGCTGAAAAAAATAAACGCACCTACGGGCTGTCAGCTAAAGCTTACATAGTTTGCGATGCCTTTAAACGTTCTTGGCGAGAAGCCCACCCCAATATAGCTAATTTTTGGAAAGAGCTAGATTATCAAGTGCGTTCCGTAATTACTGGTGCAATTAGTAACGCACATATAAACAACAAACTAGTTATCGATAAAGTCGGTGCATGGCTACGCATCCAACTACCATCAGGGAGATACCTATGTTACCCCGGTGCGCGTATCGACGAAAACGGAAAAATCAGCTACATGGGATTGAATACCTATTCGCGTAAATGGGAACGTATTAACACCTACGGCGGAAAGATTACTGAAAATATAACACAAGCCGTTGCGAGGGATGTGATGGCGTGGTCGATGCCGTGCATTGACGAAATAGGTTTTAACATCGTACTAACAGTGCACGATGAAATCATTACAGAAGCACCCGATGTACCCGAATTCTCTCATGACTATCTTAGTCAAATGTTATCAACACCGCCCTGCTGGGCAAAGGATCTACCTCTTGCCGCTGCGGGTTTTGAATCTTACCGATACAAGAAGGATTAACAAAATGACCAGACTAAACAAAGATATTAAAGCTAAAATTTTACAAAATGCACTAAACGCAGCTCCGGTAACAAAACGGTTAGAAGAGCTAGAGGCGATGAAATATCAATTAACCGTTGACATTTACGACAGTGTAACTGAAGGGCATAACATAGCCGAATACGCTGCGCAATTAAAAGAAATAGTACATAAATCGCCATTTTATTTGGGATTAAGCGAAAGCGAAAGCGCAACCGCAACGGACGTAGTAGAACGAGATTATATTTATTGTGCGTTTGGGGGCTTGCAAGATTACTTATATTTTCCAGATGATGGTAAAACCCGATATCAAATTAAAAGTACACTTCTACGCTTTTCAGGGGACCACGAATTCTCTATCAAGTTTAATGCAATAGTTCAAGAAGCACAAAAATGTGAAGAAGAAAAAAATAATCTCGAGATAGATATACAAACAATATTAAACAGTTGCAGAACTGCCGCACAACTTGAAAAGTTTTGGCCAGCTTCGGTAAATTTCCTTGAAGGCTGCGAAGTGTGCGCCGAGATTAAAGGGGTTCCCGTCGTCCTAGTTAACGATCTGAATGCTAAGTTGGGTATATATGCGTGAATCCGTTATTGAAAAAAACCTTGTCCGCCAAGTCGAGGCTCTTGGCGGGATAACGTATAAGCTATCACCAATCGGTAGAATAAATAAACCCGACCGGTTGGTCATGCTACCCGGTGGAAAGGTCATTTTTGTTGAATGTAAACGCCCTGGGGAAAAACCCAGATCAGGGCAAGTACGGGAGCACGAACGCTTACGCAATTTAGGTTTTCGTGTTGAAGTTTTGGACTCCCACGATGTGAGATTTCTATATGACTAACAAAACCTTTACTCCCCGCCCCTATCAAAACTTAATAGTAAACCATCAGCTAGATCTACTTCGAGGTAACACTTGGGCGGGGATGGGCATGGGGAAAACATCATCTACATTATGTGCGTTAGATATCGCATATATGTGTGGTTACTACTCCGCCCCGACATTAGTTATTGCCCCGCTCCGTGTTGCCCAGTCGACATGGCCCGATGAAGTAAGCAAGTGGGACTTTAAAAATATCGGCATACAAACTGTTGTTGGTACGCCAAAGCAACGTCTGCAAGCAATACAAAACAGACATGCGAATGTCTTCACAACTAACTACGAAAACCTACCATGGTTAGCCGAAACACTCGGCGATAAATGGCCGTTTCAGCAAGTTATCGCCGATGAAAGCACAAAGTTAAAATCGTTTCGGTTACGCGGTGGCGGTGTTCGCGCTGCCTCATTGCGGGGCATAGCTTTTAAAAAAGTACGGTGCTGGCAAAATTTAACGGGTACACCTGCGCCCAACGGCTTAATTGATTTGTGGGGGCAGAATTGGTTCATCGACGGCGGGCAACGTCTAGGCCGAACAATTGGTGCGTTTACCGATAGATGGTTTAACAAAATCCCTATCGGGGATTATTATAAAATTACACCTACTGAATTCGCGCAGGAACAAATACAAGAAAAGCTTAAAGATGTTTGCATTACGTTAGAAGCAAAAGATTGGTTCGATATTAGCGATCCTATCACTACACCGGTTTATGTTGATCTACCCGATAAACTGCAACAGCAATACAAACAGCTTGAGCGTGAAATGTTTTTAGAAATTGGCGATAATGAAATCGAAGCGATGAATGCTGCCTCGAAAACGATTAAGTGCCTGCAGTTTGCGAATGGTGCAATTTATACCGACGCAAATCGCAGCTTTACAGAAGTGCATGACATGAAAATTCAGGCACTAGAAAGCATAGTAAACGAAGCCAATGGCATGCCCGTACTTGTCGCTTACCACTTCGAACATGATAAAGTTAGGTTACTAAAATCATTTAAGCAAGCCCGTTTGCTAGATAACGACCCCAAAACCATAAGGGATTGGAACGCTGGCAAAATACCGATACTACTTGCACACCCTGATAGCGCAGGACACGGATTAAATTTACAAGACGGCGGTAACATTCTTGTCTACTTCGCACATTGGTGGAACTTAGAAAGTTCGGATCAAATATTGGAACGAATAGGACCAACCCGCCAAGCACAATCGGGATATAACCGCCCCGTTTTTGTTTATGAAATTATCACACGTGGCACCGTCGATGAGGACGTTATACAGCGTAAAAAAACTAAACGCAGTATGCAGGAAATTTTACTCGAATCGATGAAAAAGAAGATTTACACATAGAAACCCGTAGGCGCATAGCGTTTTAACCCACAAAAGCTGTTAGCAACTCAGTTAACAACAACAACCCTATTCTATAAATTAACGCCAAATTTGGCGAAAATGCAGTATAAGTAAAAGTCTGGAGAAAAATAAAATGTATGACTTAATCGAAGAAAAAGAAATCATGCAAAAGTTTGGCATCAAAAGCAGGACAACAATTTATAATTTGACAAAAAATAAAGGTTTTCCTGCCGCTGTTTTGAATTACCCAAAGCGTTACAATAAAAAGGCGGTAATTGACTGGTTTAATAATGGCGGAATTAATCAACGTGTTTGA